CAACTTCTTTTACTTTTTTCAAAACTTCTTCTTTCTTGAGCGTTAAATCGTCGGGGTGTATTCCTGTCCATAGAACAATATGCTTTCTTTGAATAATCTTTGGGTTGTCTTCAAAGAATATCTGTAACACATTGTATCCCATATTAAACGCATGGTTTGCTACTTTAGTTAGTAAAGTGGATTTACCCACACCCGTAGGTGCTAAGATAACACCAATTTCTCCTTTTGCCAAACCACCTTTTAATAATCTGTCAATACCTGGGATACCCATAGGTATTGGGTGTCTGTAATCCTCATTCAATACCTCATCCAAGTTTGAGAACACATCCATAAGGGATGTCTCTCTTTCACCTACTTGTAATGCGGATTTAAATAATTCTTCGATTGTGTCATAACTTTCAAACTCCCCTCCGTCGATGATTTTTTGAGCCTTTGTCATAGCCTTTGAAACTTCTTGTTGTTTACAGAACTTCAAAGCCTTTTCTTGTACGAACTGTGGACCGTCAATGTTAACGTCCTTGATTTTTTTCACAGTATCGAGTACAACTTTCGCTACCATTTCTTGGGGTAGTTCGCTCCTTGTAATCTGATTTAGAGTTTCAAAAGATGGTGTAACTTCGTATTTCTTATAATACTCCTTAACCATTTGTAGGATGATTTTGAAGTATTTGTTCTCGAAATAACTAGGTTCAATAACATCAACAATAGAGTGGGCGAAGTCCTTATCTACAACAATCTGATTAAGTAATTGTAATTGAAATGATTGTCCTAAATATTCAAAATTTTTCTCGGTCGCCATATAAAATCTCCTTGATGTATTGATAAATATTACACATCTAAACTATAATCCGAATATTCCAAAGTTAATTTTTTTGTCGAAAAAATCTCTGTCAGGGTGTTCAGAATCGACTTTAATTTTGGGCGGAGGTCTACGGTGTATCTAACTTTTGGGGGGTAAATCTTCGCGTCGAGGTAACGATTGTATAACACGTTATCTCCGTTTTTAATCATAAGTGAAAAACTCTCTGGACCCTCGATAATTGATGTTTCCATAATCTGTGGATTCTCATATATGTCATACATATTGTCTAGCATATAAGATGCGGTTCTCACTCGTAAGTCGGACTTAAACCCGTCAATGAATTCAGAAATGTAGTCGTGAAGTTCCATTGAGTTACGGGCTTTGTGATTATAACCCCTAACATTGAAAAATCGTTGTACGATAATGTTTCCATTAACTTTGAGTAAAAACTCCAACTTGGTTGAATCTTGTTCTTTCATAATTAGTTTTTTTGATTTTTAAATTTCTTTTTTTCTTTTCTTGTTAGTTTCATTATTGGTCTTAAGAATTCTACCCACGCATCGTCGGTTTTGGGTAGGAATTTGAATATTCCGTCATCCATCATCATTTTAATTAGGTTCTTATACCCCCTACCATCAGGGTCCAAGGTTTCTTTATAATATTCTTCAACAATAGTTTTACCTTGGTCTGTGATAAGTGGTTCAGACAAATCAATTATCTTTTGATTAATCACAAAAAATTCTTCACCATAAATTCCGTCTTTTGTTTTACCTGTGAGTAGATTTTTAAGAGCCGTGTTTTCTTTGTCCTCTTTGAGGAGTTGTTCTGCTTTTGACAAAATATCACTAAAGGTGATGGGATTTTCAAGTATCTCGGGAAATAATTTCACCAAAGTTTTTTCTCCCATCAAACGAATACCATCGATATTGTCTGACGTATCACCGCAAACTATTTTGGTTGTTTTGATATTATAATGGGGAAACTCCAAGTCCTTATTTTTAATCATATCACCCATCTTATACGTTCTTTTTTGTTGGGGTGAATATACAGAGACCTTTTCAGAAATTAGTTGTGTTAAATCCCTATCTGATGAAAAAATTGTTTTTTGTTCGTCTTCCGATATGTGACAATAATATGCAATCAAATCATCGGACTCGTTGTTATTTACTTCAACCTGTCTTACAAACATCTCTTCCAAATATTGTTTGATTCGTTCTTTTTGTTTGTAAAATGATTCCTTCTTTTGGTCCGTCTCGGTTGAGGTCCTGTTTTCCTTATACTTGGGGTATATGAGTTTTCGTGCCGATGAGTTTGAGTCACCGTCCCAAAATACAACTACCTTATCAAAGTTTTGTTCTTCAATGAACCTTCGGAGGGTATTTAAAAAATGATAAATACCTCCGATGTGTTCACCTTTATGATAATACTCCTTTACCCCGTAAAACCCAATTTTCAAAAGGTTATTACCATCAACTAAAAGTGTTTTTGTCACTTTGTTATTTTTTTAATTAAACATCCTGTTCTTCTGTAAACTTCACATCGTTAAAATCAGTCCCCAAAATATCTTTCCAATATTCTGAGTATTCCTTTTTGTATTTTTCAACCGATGCTTTTTCTTCTGCGGGTTCTTTTGCCGCCAAAAAACCGTGTGGTGTAACTATAATCTTACCATCTTCATAACCCAATCCGTTGATGTGGTTTTTGATAACGGAAATCTTGCTTCTTGTTGCAAACTTAACTGAACGTTTGTCTTTGGTTGCTGAAATCTTTGTTGTACCAGCACCTTTTTGATTACCAAACAAGAATACCAAAGATGAGTTCAACCAAATCGCCTCACCACCCTTTGCCTTAATCTTCGGTTGACCAAATGGATTATCAGGTAATTCAACCCAAGGCTGATTAACGATAATCAAAGTGTTCTCGTATTTACTATCTGCTCTACGTGAGCCTGAAATTCTTTGGTTGATACCCATACCGATTTTATCGGCAAGAACCGCTGCATTATGTTGTTTTCCACCCTTGCCTTCGTAAGTCATCTTACAAGGAACTGAACCAACTGAGTCCCACAAAAAACACAATGAATAATCTAATTCACCTTTTTCTTGAGTATCTAATAGTTCATTAATATAATCGGTAATTTGTTCAATATATTGAAATGAGTTGTTAAATAAAAAGAACCCATCCCAATCCATTTCCCCTGTTGACTCATCAACAACCTCATCGCATTCAAAACCCATCATCTTTGCGTGGTCAAATGACCATTTTTGTTCAGTAATAATGAATACAGGTAAAGTTTGTTTTTTCTGAGCATCAACAGCCGTCTTTACAAGTGCGGTTGTCTTACCTGTGTCTGAGTGGCCCAAAAACATATTAATGTGTCCAATTGCGGGACCAGGTAAACCCACTGCGTCCAAAAAATCAGGACCTAAGTCAAAGAATCTTTGTGGTTTATATTTTGCCGACGTTGAAAACTTTGTCTTTATTGATTTAAAATCTTGTTTCTTTAAGGCCATATTAAATTTCGTATTTGTAGAATTGTTCCAAGTTTTCGAGTTTGTCTTGTGCGTTTGCTCGTTTCTCAATTAACTTGTCCATTTCTTCAATATGTTGTGGATGTTCTCCGATACCAACAGGGTTTGTGAAATAAACAAGTAATGATGCTTCGGCATCCAACATTTCACCCTCATATTTCTTTTTAAGGGCCTCGTACATTTTTTGTCTGATTTTGTCCATGATATTAAGTTAAATTAATTAAATATAATAAAGGATGGACACTTTGTCCAAGTAAATGTCCATCCTATGATTTTGTTTGATTAGAAAGGTAAGTCCTCGTCAGGAGCTTCCATTAGTTGTGGGTCTTCAACTGAAGGAGTAAAACCACCTACAGATGTTGTACCTACGGATGAGTCACCGTAAACGTATTTCCCTGCGTCTGAATCCCAATGTGGAGTTTCTCCTCGAGCGATTGCCTCTAAATACTCAACAGGTTTTTTTGAATACACGTCAGCCCAAGTGAGTTCGTCACTTAACCAAGTTTTTTGAGTGTCGACATCTTCGTGTAATGGTTGGGGGTCATCATACATAACCGCCTGAATTACGGTATAAGGTTTACCGTTGTTTGCCTTTGTTTTGGTAAGTTCCAATAAGAGGTCACGACCTTTTTCTGCATCAGTGATATCACCTTTTGCTCTCCAAATTGGAATAATTTTGTCCAAGATACCTTCTTTTTTGTAGTTGTGTTTGAATCTCCAAAACTTTGGTCCGTCTTGTTCTGCGTCACGGTCAACTACTTTTACAATATAAAATAAACGAGAACGGTAGTTTCCTGCGAGTTTCTTGTCAGACTCTTTACCTGTTGACATCAATTCTTCGAATAGTTCATTAAGTGGTGAACGTTCATTGTCGTTTTTACCTGGGTCATAAAGTTTTACCCATTTTCCGTCTACTTGTACTTCGTGATACCATACCTCCTTGAACGGGGAACTTCCGTCGCTTGTTGGGAGGATACGAAGACGTTTTGTCCCTTGACTTTCTTTGTCGCCGAGAACGGCTGCAAAGTATTTTTTCATTCTCTCGTCTTGACTCATCTTTGAGCCAGAAGACGTACTTGACTTTTGTTGTTTTTCATACTGAGCCAAAACAGCATCCATTGCATTTGTCGCCATAAATTATATATTAGATTGTTAAATTGTTTTAGAAATATAGGTGTTTTAAAGTGGTTGTCAAATAAAAAAGGGTGCTTTTGGGGCACCCTTCTAATAGAATATTATTAAAGTTATTTAACCTCAACAGGTTTTTGATTACCAGGAAAATCTCTGAAACTGTCTCTAACTTCTGATGGTGAAAAATCTTTAACTTCATCGGTTGTTAAAACATATTCATTTTTTCCTGATTTTTCCATTTCTTCTTCTTTATCTACGAAAAAATCTGAAAGTTTCTGATTGTAAGGTCCTGAATCCAAACTTCTTAACTCAAGTTTTTCTTGAGCCGTTTTTGGTCTATATTTTTCAACTTTTGCCTCTAACGAATCGATTTTGGAAACTAATTTATCCATCTCACCCAACTTACTTTGTAGGGTTTCCAGCTGCCCAAAAAGGTTATTAAAATATTCCTCTTGTTTTGATTCAATATTTTGTTGTGATGTTACCAAATCAGTAATATCCATTTCTTCGGTTTCATCACCTTCCTTTTCTTCTGACTCCCCTTCAGGTCCGATTTTTTCAACATCGGGGTCTGTTGCAGGGTCAATTGGAGTTGGTTCAGCCGGTGGTGTCGGTGCCACCCCTTCAGGAGGAGGTGGTGTTGCACCTGCTGCTGGGTCCGCACCCGCTAAAGGGTCCGCTGGTGGCACATCTGTCGGAGGTGGTACATCCAAAGCCTCTTGTTCTGTGATATATCTATTAATCTGATTATATCTTCTCAATTCTTCTAAAATTTTTTCGTCTACTTTCATTTTGTTATCCATTCAATAATTGTTTTATTCCTGATGCGGTTTCTACTTGAATCTTTTTTGATTGATTCATTGTATTATCTACTCTTTCGATAAGACCATCTTTCATTCTTACAGTGTAGCATTCACCGCTGTCCAAATCACAAACTTGTTTTGAACCATTTCCCAAATCTTTTTCGGACACCCTTGTATTCTTACCAAGGTAACTATCCAATATATTTTTAACTGAGCTCATATGTTTTTTTTTATATAAATATCATGATTTGTTATAAATTACAAACCTAATATTTCGGCTTGTTGAATTGCTGATTTAATTTGAGATATTCTATCTTTACACTGCTGAGTTGGGAAAATAGTTGTCTCATAATTTATGTTTGTATCCTCCAAAGGATATGAGGTAAATAGGAAATTATCCATAGCCTTCGCCAAATTATCTATGTCATTAATTTTACCTTGACTATTTTTAATATCTGCACCACTCAAAAGTTTACTATCAACTTTAGCCTTAAGATATTCCGCAATAAAGTTCAAACTATCTTCAACCGAATCAAAAACTGCGAACGGTGATTCTGTATTATTTATAGAACCGCAAAAATATGATTTTGAAAGTTTTGAGTTTCTTGGACCATAATCTTTTTCTTCGTTATTAACTTTCAAATCGAGTCTAATATTTGTGAAATTAAGTTCATAGCTACCAAAACCTGACCCGGTATTAGAGTTCAACCATAATAAACACCAAATTGAATAGTTTAATTTTGATAGGACTTTAGAGTTTGTCGATACTGATGCAATATTATTGGTGACTCCTGTGATTTCATCTATCATTTCTTTATATGAGAAATTGGTTATGACAGGATTTGTTACTGAGGTATAAGTATTGTATTTCTGATTTGGTTTACACAAATCAGAAGTAGATGGTTTTAAGTTTTTTGATGCCTCTTGTTGGTTTTGTTTTTCGGATGCAGTATTTTGTGAAATTGTTTGATTCTTTGTTTTTTCTTGTTTTACTTGTGTAAAAACTGTTTTTAAAAGATTGGTCACTATTCCTTGGATATAACTATCTATGTCAGGTAAACTGAAAATAGACTGTCTGACACCTTCAAATTGAGTTGTGAAACTACCAGGTTGGATATTATGATTTACACCTAAAATCATATATGAACCTGAAAACATAGGTACATGTCTTAAGTTAAAATACATCATTGGCTGTATCATAGCGTTACCCATCATTTGAACCGTGCAACCATAACTTCTAGTTTTGTACAAATTATATAAAGACACATTTTGGGTTGAGGTTTTTCTATTGCCGGCTTGGTTTGCTATATCAGTAAGTTGTTGTAATGTCTCAGATGTTGGTTTACCATTGTCTTGACTTACAGAAATATTTGTAAAGACGCCTTGATTTTGTACACCCATATCAACCGTGAAACCGACAACTCTATTTGATTTACCCCAATCATTTTTATTAACCAAATTATCAATCAAAGTATTTGAATCTAATTTTTGGAAATAGATTCCATCGTCTTGATACGCATAATCAGGTTTATTTATCTGTAAATGTTCTGATGGTTTACCGGCATAAAAACAAACCATTTTTGGTCCTGAGTTTCTATAATCAACATTAGGATGTGTTCCAAACAAATCATTTGCAAACTCCAAAGAGTTTTCAACTTTCGGTATCGCATTTTTAACTGGGTCTTGTACGTTGTAGAAGTTAACGAAAGAAGGTAATGACATTACTTGGAAATGGTTCATTTGTAATACCGATTGTATATAATACAATAAACTTGTGGTTGCGTTTATGTTCGTCAATAAGTTGTTTAATGAAAAAATATCAACCAAGACTTTATCACCAATATCTCTACTAGCCCTATCAATAAGAAGTACATCTTCAAAAATAGTTTTATATTTCAAGTCATATCCCGCAATCCATCTGTCGTTAGTAGACTTTAAAGACTCCCAAATTTCAACTTTACCCTGATTACCTATTAATTCAGAAGATAAATTACTTTGTGTGGTGAAACTTACGTCTCCCAAATTCTTTTTTAGTTTTGTGAAAGTCGAGGTTAGAACTAAATCTTGGAACTTATTGTTATTATTAATATAGTTAGTTATGTCTGTTAAGAATTTAGTTCTATTATAAGAACCATCTTTGTTTTTTTGAGTCGCATAAATCTTAATTAGAGGGTAAAGTGTATCGATATTTTCAGAAGAAAACTCAACATTATTATCAATAAAAAAATCAAATATAGTTGAGCCAGAGTCTGTATATTTTATTCCATCAACTTCAGAAAAACCAACGTTTAATAATAAACTCTTCCAAGCATTCGGATAATTAATCGATACCGCACTTAATGGAATTATATTATTGATTGAGGGAAGGGCGTTAGGTGTATAGTTAGAATAAGTTAACGGTTTTATAGGGTCTATTATGCTATTTACACCGTATTTTTTTGAGGATGAACTTGTGAACGACAAAAATAATTGTTTATTATATTCACTTGGATTTCCGTATTTGAATAAAACGTCATACTCCAAAAAGTTTTGAATTATTCTTCTAATATTAGAATATTGTTCTTTTTGTAGAGAAACTAAATCAGTATTTAATTTATCGATTGGTATTCTCATCATTTCCGTAAACATTTTATGGAAATTTTGCATAATCACAACATTCTCAGTAGGTGTTGATGAACTTAGTTGTGTTGCGTCAATTGGTTGGAAATCGTATTTTGACAACGAGAATTTCAAAAACAGTTGTTCTAATTCGTCCAAAATGTCCTTTTTAAAGGTTGTGGTGACCTCATCGAAATAAGAGTAGTTCTCTGTTTTTGTTAATGTGAAATTATCTTGTATTTCAGTGTCTGAATGTATTTCTTTAATATATTGGTTATAGTCAGGTTTTTGAACCTGTGAGTTATTAAACCATCCATAATTTGGTGCCATCCAAAAAGTTCTGACTGAACCATTATACATGGAAGGGTTATCAAAAGGTTCTATTATTTTTTCAGGGTTGGATAAAGTACTTGAGATGTTTTTGAAGCATTCATTAAAGGTTTGATTAAAATTATTCCCAACAGAAGGTATTGTGAAGAAGCTTGTGTCATCAATATTATTCAACGAAACCGTGTAGGAATTCATAACTAATGTTCTACCTGTATTTGTTTTGTCGAATCCAAATGTTGCGATATTTGTTGCGGTTCTATTAACGGTCAATCCAGAATTAATACCGTTTTGAATATCTTCATTTGTGAACCCTATAGTGAAACCTGTATAAGGTCCAACACCAGGTTCTGATGTTGTAAATATTTCATAACCATTTAGGAAAAATGAAAAATCATTAATCATTTTTGGATAAAATCCGACATTGATTGTACTTGCAGTTGTTTGTGCAATTATATCATTAACCTGTAATGTAATTCTTGTTTCGTTTGTTTGACCTGAACCAGTAAACACATAAGTTTTTGTTGAGGCCGAGGTTGCAGGGTCGTAATTTTGAAGGTAGTTAAAATCTGTCCAAATACCATCTAAAATATCGTCACCAGTCTCCACTTGTTTTTTATATCTGTGCCATAACGCACCATATTTTAATAAAAAAGGATAAGGCAACCTGTGAACCGCACCAAACTTCTTAAAAGTCGCAAAAATATAATCTAAATCATTTGTGTTAGAATCAATGGATGATTTATATTTTTCTTTTAATGTTGATATTGGTAAACTATTCAAAAATAAATAAGCAGCCTCTTTGTATGGATAATTCACATTAGTTTTATAATTGAATACCCCCTTTTGTATTGCGTTTATAAAATACGGAGTATTAATCATCGATGTGGTTTGGTCACTTAGTAACCCACCACTGTAATTATTATATGATACATTGCCTTCAGTTGGTAATTGATTGGATTTAGATTGGAAGTCAGATTGAGTTCTTAATTTATAAAAATCATTTAAAGTTTGTGAATTAATCGGTGGGAAATCAAAGTCATAAATCGGTGTGTTGTTCAGGTAACTAAAATAAGTAATAGGTCTTTTAGTCAATGGTGTAGTGTCATCAATATCATAGTTCGCTATCGTATTGATATAATCATTGTACTTTATTACGTTAGATGTTTTATTTATAACATCTAAAGAATTTTCACCATCGGACATATAACTTTGTACCCAAGATGAATTTGTGAACGGAAAAGTGTCTAAAAAATCAAACTTTTCGGCTTCAACAGAATCTATATGACCATTCAAATCGTCAATTTTTTCAATTTTCAAATTGTTTTCACCGGCAGAATTCAACTTAGTGAATATTGGAGTATCAAATATTTTGAAGTCATTTTTTGAATAGTTGGTTATGTATGGCGTTGAATAATAACCCCTAATGAATTTTTGGTATGATTCACCCTCACCTAAATTTGATATGGTTTTTAGAATCGGAATAATTGTTGTCGGAGATATCTGATATTCTTTTAATTTTTTTATTAAAAATACGTTTTCGTTGCCTAAAGCATTTAACATATTTGTAGATTCTGTTTGACTTACAATTTCGTCAACTGAATAACCTAAAGCGTTCCCCCTATTTATTCTAGAAAAATTTGATACTGACCCCATTCTTTCCCAAAATTCATAGAAAAATTTGATTTCTTCCTTGTTTTGGTAAATCGCGTTTGAGATTGGGAATTCGATAGAATTTAAAGACAATCTATTTATTGTTGTTATCTCTTTGTCTCCCGGTGCAAACCCTGTATCATTTGGGTCCCTACGCATCAATCCCCCCAATAACTCTTCGACAAATTCAATCTCAGGCCATTCATCGAATAAATACCCTTCGGTTGACTGAACAACGCTTGGGTCACCAGGGTATGTTACATCATATTTTTTTACCCCATCTTTTTCTTTTTCAACAATTAGTTGAGGCCAAGGGTAGACTAATTCGTTTGTGGAATCTGACGAGGTTTTCCCTAAGATTGCCTTTTTTCTGACATCACTATCTCGTTTACTCCAAGCCTCTCTATGACAGTCATCCATTAACCTAAGAAACGCTTCACCGTTTGCAAACAATATCGCCAATACGTTTCTTATAGTCGGAATAAACCCAAGTCCGCTTTTACCTTGTGAACCATCTTTTATTATTTTATTTAACTCATCTCCTAATTTTTTTAAAATTTCATCGTTTTTGGTGATGACATTTTTTTCTATTTGAGCCACCAAATCTAAGAAATTTCCCTTGTTTTCAAAAGCATAAAATTTATCGTACGGTGGCGGTTCATTGTTTGTGGTTTGTTTTGGCTTAATTAATGAAACCTCTAATTGTAACTTAGCAACATATGAATCGAAATCTGCCTTATTCTCTATCGCTCTTGGATTTTTACCTGTTGATATCGAGTAACTTTTTTCGTAATCAATATCTGTTGGTTCTACATTGAAATTGACCCATTTTGGTAATTTGGCAGGGTCTTGTTTCGGCGGTGTAAAATTTAAAGGATTATTTATACTAGAATTTACTTTTTCATTACCTACTTTATAAGAACCCTTTTCACCCAAGGTAGGGTTTTCATTAATCAATTTGTTGTACTTATTAAGTATATCTAAAAGTTCGACTCTAGCTTCCGATTCTTTTTGTATATTTTTGGCTATAGTTTGTTTCAAAAAATAAACTTTATTTCCTGAATCTTTAAGTATTATAGGATTTTTTGTATCCAAATTCTTTTTATACCAAGAATCCTCAACGTAGTAAACGTTACTTTTTAAATTATTTAAATTCTGAGAATAAGTTTCTATGTTGGTCAACGGCTCCATGTTTACTTCTCCCCAAGCTTTAAGAGTATCTTTGATAAACGTATCTAATTTTCTTTGGAGTTGCGTGACGGTGAGTTCGGGTAAACTATCTTCAATAATCCCCTTAGATTTATACTCATTGAATAACTCCTTGATTTTTTGATATCCGAGGGTGTAATTTCTTGGGCTTGCCGTCACATCTGTTGTGGTTGGGTTTTGCGAATTGTTTTTTTGTAAAACAGTAGTGGGGTACATGTATGGTGTTGCCAACAAGTATCCCATTGAAACGTCATTTATTACATTAAATTTATATGTTAAAAATGTACAGGTAATTTCGAAGTTTCCGCTACTATTATCAAATCGAGCATTAAAGTTTTGTAACATTAATTGGTATCTTACCGCTTTACCGTAGTACCCTTTAAGGGTCAAGAAAAACGAAGGATATGGTAGGTTGAAAAAGGCAACATAAGGTGAATTATTACCTAATTCAAACAAAGCCCTACCTCTAACATCTTGCATCGTAATTGTTATCTTAGGTAAAAAGGATGTTGTTATATTAAAATTAATGTTAGTTATACCTAAAAGTGATGACTCTATGAGACCACTATCAATTTTGTCTGATTGGGGTTCATAAAATCTGAAGGTTTGTGGTTGTACTTCTTTATTTTTATCGTTGGTTCCGGTAAATAATTCAGTATATTTATTATCCAAGTATTTTTTATCACCAGGTTTCAAAAAATTTATTTTTGCAACCGATACTGTTTGAATTTCATTTTGTTCTATACCCAATCTTAATTTTGTTCTTGGTACCAATGAACACTCTAAGTTTGCATACATCACCAAATCCTCATGATTTACTAACCTATCTTTCGCTTTCCCGTCTTGGTCTACAATTTTATTTGGGTCTACTATAATAATATTTTGATAATCAAACTCAACAAATATGTTTTCAGAATTATCTGCCATAATAATAAAAATGTGTTTCTAAAGCATTATTATAGTCCTGTAATGAAGATAATAAAGGGAAAGGTATAG